CGCTTCTCAACGGCTCTCGGGTCTATGCGAACGGGTTTCCCAGCAACCAACTCCACCAACTGAGCGGCTTCTTGGATGGTGGTTATTCTCTTACGCATGGAAGTTGCCGATGAGCCACAGCAGAATGAACAAGATAGCAGCTACTACCTCAATCACCTCACCAACCATCGGGTGCAAATATTTCTTGACGATCAGGCCGATGAAGAAAGCGACTAGGGCGTAAATCATGTAGGTTGTCATAGGTAGTCCTTATATGCACTCATTATAGTTATCCCTGCCATAACAATAATAGCCAGCTCTGGCCTTATTGCAGCGCCCCAGCCAGTGCATCCACGCCCTAATCATTTGAGAGGGTTAAGGTCTGCCATGCTGAACTTATGCTTCTCTGGGGCAGGCGGCGGGGAGTCTTGCGGGTCAGTGTACATAGCCAGCACCGTTCGGAGGGTGGCGTATACATCGATTATGATAGAGCGTTCCAAATCCCCAATCTCCTTGGCATCTCGCACCCGCTTGATCTTATCAGCGGCGGCTTTGATTTCATCATAAGCTTGGGGTTCCATAAACTTATGATATCACTTATGGATAGCTAATTCTTCCTGCCTAGGTGAACATCAATTCGAGATTGCAGCGCCCGGTTATTGTGGGTCAGCACGTCCATCTCCATCCACCTACGGCGCACATCTGCTACTTGGCCTCGTGTGCGCCAAATGCCGGGGATCACGACAGCCAACCCGATTAGGCCCATAACCATTCCGAATACGGAGCCACGGGAGACAGCGTGGGCGAAGTTGTAGACGTTAAGAACCCCCAACAGCGGGAAGACTACATACCCGAAGATGTAATTGCGCTGAATCCACCTACGGTAAAACTTGCCAGTCTCGAACTCATCCTTCTTCGGCCTCATAGTCCCATATCTCCTTGTACTAATTTTTCAACTCGCTCAGGGCTAGCTTTGGGGATCGACTGCTGCACTTGCAGGCTTCGAGTGCGCCGCTCCCGCCCCACCTTCTCAACCGGGGGGAACCTGCCTTGCTCTTGGAGCTTCTGCCGGACACGCCGGATTGTCTCGGAGGAGGGCAGGCCCATGAAAGTAGCCCGCTGATCTTCGGTGAGGTGCAGCCCCAGCAGGTGCCACACGGCGAGGATGAGGTGCTTGTCGCTGGAGCGGGTGATCGGCTTGACCGTTAAAACCTGCTCAATGAGGCTGGTGATTGTGTCAGGCTTTTTCACCAAGCTCCTCCTGAATCTCCTTAACAGCGAGGGCGAACTTCTCCGGGTCTTCAATGTCGGCCCGCTTCACCTTCACGGCTAGCCGGGCAAGGTTCTTGGGGAGCTTCGCTGCTTCCTCCGCCATGACGATAATAGGCTTGTCCATCATTATCGCAATACCGAGCTGGAGGCACTGAAGCGCATCCTGTTTACCGTTGTCGTTGAACATCAGGAAGAATAAATCGCTGTCCCCGATGCCCTTCTTATTGCGTAGGAAGGACTGTCGCAAATCCTCTAAATCTTTGTCGCTCATCCCGTATGGGTTCATTTTTTCACGCTCCTCCCCTTAACTAATTTAGCGTAGTACTCTTGGCGCTTGTCGGCTTCAATCAAAGTCGGCTCCTGCCCCAGCTTCACCTCCTGCCACCACATGAGCATCCGCCCGGTGCGCCCGTTACCATCCACGAAGGGATGGATTTTCTCGAAGCGAACGTGAGCTTCCCACGGGCCGAGGTAGTCATAGTCCAGTAACCAATTATCCATGAGACTCGGCACCAGTTTATAGCTGGGGGCGTTGTACCCGCCCACCCGCACGTCCACATTGTTCCCGGCGATACCCCGGATGTAGCCACGCTCATTGGGTCTAAGCTCGGGTTGGTGGAGGGTAATCACCTTCTGCACTTTATGGACTAGACCGAGCGATAGGTTCGGCGCACCATTTAGGATGAGCCAAGCCACCATGCTCTGCTCATCCTCTTTGGGATCGTCAATGCCCTCGATTAAGTTACTTTGTCGAATGTGTTCTTCGGTAATATCAGCCACGTCTACTCCTTAATGCTCGGCCAAGGCACCAGCTCACGAGGCCCAAACCTACGTTCCAACAAACTTGTTTATAACCACGCTCCACCCCTAGCAGCCCAAATCCTATCAGAAAAAGGGTTAGCCAGAGGGCTTCTTCCCGGCTCAACGATCCGTCCTAATCACGGCCCACACCATACCCAGCGCCATGCCACTCGCCACTAATTCTACCCAAAGGTAGAGCGGGAGGTTGTGGCGATAATCGTGGGTAATCACCCCGGCGAAAAAGAACGCCTGAAGGGTCAGGTATAGGATCAGGGCGATAGTAAACTTCACTCGGACACTCATTTTAGTCGCCTCCTTCAACTTCGTGGTACTCGCCGTCAGCACCAATTACCATTTTCTTCTTAGTGGGGGGTTCACCAAGCTGAATGTCAGCTACGAAGACGCACGAGCATGGGTGATCGTTGAAGATACCCATAGCCCGCCCGTCTGTACCCATGACAATTTCAAGCAGCGTTCCGGCCCGCCCGCACCCGTAGGGGCAGATTGGGAGCATGGGGCGGTCTACACCGTGTATCTTGTCCAGCTCCCGATAATTTGTACCCCGCCCCCATTTTTGTGCTGGCTCCATCTTGCTCCCCAGCTCGTCATAAGTGAGCTTCTGTAGCTCGGCTACCTTCTGATCCACCGACACATCTTTGCCGAAAGCATCATTTGTAGGTAGGTTAGCCACGCTTGATCCCTGTCTTTCCGACACCCCGAATCTTGTCAGCCACCCCTCGGGCTACGCTCATCCCGCCACCTGCTCCACCTTGAACGGGGGTGCCATAGTAGGGGTTGTGAGCATCGAGCGCCTTCTTGTAGTCTTGGAGGCTGATAACCTCTTTCTCTAGCGAGTCCCAGAGAACTTCGTCAGTAATCTCCTTCAAGCCCGTGGCGGCAGCTTTACGAGCGGCCTTGAGTACCACGTTCTTGATGTGACCACCAGCAATCTCAATCTTCGCCAAATCGTCCCAGCGGATATCCTTCGCTAGCGGGCATCGTTCGGGGAACATGCGCTTCCAGATGAGTACCCGGTGCTTGGCATCCGGCATATCGAACTCCAGCTTGAGGCTGAGGCGGCGGTCAAAGGCCGCATCGAGCGCACCAAGGCGGTTTGTTGTGAAAATCACGATCCCGGTAAATCGCTCCAGTTCGGTTAGGAGGGCGTTGATCTGGGCGGCCAAAATCATACCCACCCGGCCACGGTCAGTGATGAGGGAGTCACATTCGTCAAAGAGGAGAACCGAGTTTTCCTTCTGCGCCTCGGCAAAGTACTTCTTCAGGTTACGCTCCGCTCCACCCGGTTCGGGGGTTTCAATCTCGGCGGTGGAGATAACTTGCAACTTGCGCTTGTACTTGTCGGCAATGGCTTGGGCCATCAGAGTCTTACCCGTTCCGGGCAAGCCGTAGAATAGGAGGCTGATAGCGGTACCCTTCTCGAAGACCTCGCTGAAGCCCCACTCCTCGAAGATGAGGTTGTGGTGGTCTACCTGTGAAATGGCTTCAACGATCTGCTCTTTCTTGTGTTCAGCGAGAATCACCGTGTCGAACGACACCTTCCCGTCACCCTTGGCGTGGTGAACGAGGTCGAAGTGTTGTTCGTGGATTTTGAACTCAGCCCCGCCATTCTCGGGATCGGTGACTCGAAGAACGCCTTCGGGTAGTAGCTCCAGCACCTTCCATTTTGTCCCGGTGGTAGTTGAGCCGTATTGAACATCCGCCTCCGGGCCACCGATCACAACGTCTCCAACTTTGAACTTTCGCTTGGGTGGTTTAGTAGCTGGCATCGGAGAGGCTATACTTACCATTTGACCGTAGCGATTCACTGAAGGCGCTTGAAGCTGGGCCAAACCCTGCTGCTGAGCTAACTGCTGCATCTGCTGCATTTTGAGCATCTGATCCATGATGCTTTTTGATTGGTTTGGGTCTAGCGCCACGGCTTAGTCCTCCCAAGGTTCTTTGTGGTTCTTGAGGTCTTTTACTTCCCTGAGCATGTCTTTGGCGTGAGCATCGTGGTTATCAATAACCCGGCCTACCTCGCCTAGCAGTTTGCTCTTAATGAGGGAGTCATTGGCTCCATCAACAACCTTGGCGGCGGCCACCCGGTCAGCAGGAGAAGCTTTGGGGTCTTCTACGAGCTTAACCATGGCTTCCATCATCCGCTCCATCAGGGCGGCGTACTTTTCTTCAGTTCCTTCGATCATTACTTTTCCTCGGTCTTAATTAGTTTAGGGGGCTGGGCTTCGAGCTTGAGACGTTGAGCTTCATATTCTCGATCAATTATCACCTTTAACTGCTGGGGCGAGGTGCGCCCCTCGAAGCCAGAGAGTTCAGCTAGCTTGCGCTTGGTGTCCCTGAAAATACGTTGTTGGGTGGTGTCTGACGGCATGTAGTACCTCTATTTAAGGTTGATAAACGGGGTGCCGCCAGAAGTTACTTGCGGCAAAACACCATTCCATTTATCGATGCTCATCTTCTGGAGCAATTCGGGAGTTAAGCTGGCCTGAACGATAGACTGAGCTTCGGCTTGGCCTTTGGCCTCAGCAACTTTGGCGGCGGCTTCATTGGTGGCCTTCTCTGCCAAGTACTTAGCCTGCTGCGCTTGCTGCTCGGCAACCTGCTTTTGCTCAATGGCCGTGGTGAACGCTTTGCTGAACTCTAGGTTCACGAACGAGATATCTTCAACGATAATCCCACGGGTGGCAAGACGGTTACGGAGGCTCAGGAGGGCAGCGTTTTTCACATCTTGGCGCTTGGTAATCAAGTCGGCAATAGCGTAGTTGGCTGTGGTGGCCTTAACGGATTCTTGAATGGCCGGATCGATAAGACGGGTCTTATAGTCGGTACCCACGGTGCGGTACAGCTCACCCACTTTATCGGGATTGATGTGGTAGTTCGTAACCAGCGTGGCCTTCACGTCCTGCAAGTCACTACTAGCAGCGGCGGCTTCGGCCTGATCCTTCTGGGTACGAATGTCGAACTTATAAAGTTGCTGGAAGGGCCATGGAGCTTTTAGCACTACTCCGCTTTGGACTTCAGAGGTGACGTGACCGAAGCTGGTAATGATACCGACTTGGCCCACCCCTACGGTGCGAAAGCATAGTATGAAAAACAACAGAACGGCGCTGATTACGCCTCCGAGCCAGAGCAACCCCTTGGGGATGGTGGGGATTTGGGGCATGGCAGAATACGGGTTATTGGGTTGCACTAAAGATCACTCCCTAAAGTTTGGTTGACGATGTTCTTGGCGAAGTCGTTGGCTTTGCGCCACTCGGGGTTATGTACGGAGGCTGCTATCTCCCCCGCTTCAGCTATCCATTGATCGGCTTGGGCCTCTGTGGGGAACTCCGTTTCCATCTTCTGAAACTGACGGGGCCAGCGCTGAATGACTACCCAGCGACTCCCAACCTGATGCTTAGTTATTTCCATATATCTACCCTTGTTTATGAATCTAATGTTACCAGAATGTTATCAAAACACAACCCTTTTGTTATCAAAATGTTATTGTGCGACATAGGCCATTAACGGCGATAATTGAGTATGAGGGCGTTCCAAAACCAGCGCCGCACCTCCCGCTTTACTCGCCGGGGTTCGTTCTTCAAAGCAGGGTAGCGATAGTGACGTATGCTCCACCCCTTATCCTTAAGCGCCTCATCCCGCATCTGCTCTTTTACGATATCCATGTGGTAGCGTTCGCCGTCAGCTTCGAGGGCTAGTTTCAACCGGGGGTGGGCGAGGTCGATCACTACCCACCCATTCTCACCTAGCACCTTGTACTCCCGCTTCCAGCCAGTTAGGAGGAACCAATAGCGACCCACAATACCAATGAGCATGTAGGCGGCATGATCGTAGCGAGACGGCCAGAGGAGCCTTTGGTAGCGCTGATATTCGTATCTGAATCCCGCCATAGTGCTTGACCTTCGTAGTATGATTGGATTATACCTTGGCACCCGAACGAGGTTGTACCCCGCCTCATATTGCGGTTTAACTCCGCCATCAAAAGCATCCTCAAGCCCACTTCCCCCTCTTTCCAAGAGGTTCCCATAATGCGAGGTGGGCTTTTGGTATAGTTGAATCATGGCAAACTTCAAGCGTAAAAAGCGAAAGGGGGCTACTTCATGCGGGCTGTGTCACCCAGAGAAAAGGTGGGGTGGCAATCGCAAAGAAGCTACACCCCCGAGGTACCGCCGCTTAGGGATCGGTGGCGAGATAAGCGCTACCCTCTCTGGAGCCGAGTAATAATGTTGGTCGTTTATGAGCTGATCCAATGCACTCTTTACGACTGGAGAAAATAGGTGTTCAGGCTGTAAACGGTTGAGCTATAATTGCCGTATGAAGGCTTCAGTAAACCAACCCCTAGTTGAATTAGTAAATGCAGATGACCTGAAGCTCGACCCCAAGAATCCTCGGACAATCTCGAAGCCGGAGTTTGTGGCGCTCATGCGCTCCATTGAACAGTTTGGATTCGTAGAGCCAGTGGTGGTCAATAAACGCAACATGGTGGTAGTTGGCGGGCATCAGCGTGTCCGGGCCGCCCGTGAGCTGAAGATGGGTCGAATCCCCGTGGCGTGGGTAGACATGGATGAACAACACCAAGCGGCGCTGAATGTGGCCCTCAACAAAATCTCTGGAAGCTTCGACACCAACATGCTCAGTGAGCTGATATTGGAGCTGGATGAAGACCTTGCCGGGCTGACGGGCTACTCTCCAGATGAGTTAAATAAGCTCACGGGTGATCCGTTTGATGAACCACCCAAAGAGGAAAAGCCCAAAGGGGCCAAGAAGTATTCCACTGACGAACTACGAACGCTAGCCAAGGGTATATACCCGGCTGAGGCGGCCACCATCCTAGAGTTTTTGGAGGTGGTGGATCGTGCGTCAAACTAAGCTCAATATTCAGAACCGAATCTTCTTGCAGGGCAAGACGAAATGCCCGGTATGCGGTCACAAGTTCAAATACACCCTGCCCCTCGAAGCTATGTTGGTCTGGGAGCATTACTGCTCGGTCTGCTCAGGCAGTATCCCCGGCGACCTGCCGGAGAAGGGCAAGATGGTTTTTGCCACTATCGAGTATGAAGAATGGGCCTAGTCAGCGGGCGGGTAATTATAGTCCTACTAATTCTCTTTGTCGGGCTGGGTTGGAGTGTAGCGAACGGCTATGTGAAATGGGAAACCGATCCATATAAGTGCTACTACGGGAAAGGCTATCAAGCCGTTGTCCCCCGCCAGCGCCTCGTAACGATAGGCAAGCTGCATTTATACTATCAACCGCTAACTTGGGATTGCTCGGAGGAGCAAAAGTATGATACCCGTGTATACAAAATGCAGGACGGGCAGTTGGTGCCTGTCCAGACAAACACCACGCCTTGAACTCATTCCAGTCAGCTTCAGCGTAAGCTCGGCGGTGGCAATGAGGGCATGTGAGTCCGTGATTCATAATTAGAGCATAAGCGACACTGTGTTATATTTACAACTGTAGGAGTTTGGTGAGTTTTAAGAGGCCGCAACTTGCCTCGCAAAAGTTGTACTACTCACCGTAAAACTAAAGCGGAAGCCACGCCGTCTAAGTCTCTTACCTCCCATATGCTCCTAGAGCTATGGTCAGCCGGGCGGGGGAGTAGAAGCCCGTGGAAACCTCCCCAACGTGGAAACAGTGGTACGTCAGCCTTTAGAGAACCGCCCTTGAATGGGCGGGTTCTTTTTGTTATGGTGGGCTTAGTCCTCGTGGCTACAAAAGATTCCGTGGCTAAGCGCCTCCTAAGCAGAGGCGCTTTTGTATTTATAGGCTTCTATCTGCTAGAATAAACTTGCGTAATCGTAAGATTATGCCCCTGTTTATCCACTCAACCCCTCGTTACTCATGGCGGGGGTTTAGTGGTTTTAGACTAGGAAGAACTAATTAGTTATGCAATACTGAGTACAGATTCCCCACGGAATCGAAAACAAAAACTCCAAAACAAAACTCCACACCTACACCGACTCTGCGCTCCGCCCTCCTCACTGGCCGAGCGCTTTGTCGTATGATGGGGGAGTGTAGGTAAGGAATTACAAAGCCCGGCTTCCAAAATAGGAGTCGGGCTTTAAAGTATTCCACTATTGCGCTGTCGAAGGTGTTTGCCCCTTCCCGCTGTAACCGTCTCTAAACGATTGACTACACGCATACCTGGGCTTGGTTGGTAACGGCTTCCACCACCGTTAGGCCGATTATAACATGAGGCTAAACACGCTCGATTCCACTAAAGCTCTCAACAATGTGGGATTTACAATGCTTGCGTTTGGAAGTTATACTGGAGTCCAGTCTTCAGAGAAAAGGTTGTCTACCTTCTCTGAATGGCTGATCCGAGAATAGTTTGAGGGTTGCCAGCTACAAGTAGGTGTGTTAAGGTGTGTCTCAAGACAACCTTTTCTCTGCCTAAGTAAAAGTGCCTCCCTCATCGGGGGGCTTCTTTTTTGCCCTCCACTGGCTTCCACCCATTTCTCAAACCGAATTAAGCCAAAGCATAGATAGCGACTTACCACGACTCTGACGTTTTCAGAGGGGGACACGAGGCACCGTACATCACGACTCCACCACCGTTATAAGCCTGTCTTATACACCGTTGGCGGCATAGGGTTCCCCGCCCGTTAGGGCGCTGGGGGGCGGGGGGCGCTATTGCCTTTTTAAAGGTATCGAATCCGCAACCTTTAAACCTCAGTTTTACACAGCCTGTGGATGAACAGTGGATAACTTTGTACTGTACAATTGTACTGCAATGTGCTAGTATACTTACATACCGTTCAAACCACATATTTATTGAGGGTTTCGAGGGGTAGAAGCTTTAATCTCCGGCTGAGTGTCATAAACAGCAACTCAGCCGGAGACAACTAAATCTAAGGAGCCGTAATGCAGCAGACCACCACGATCTGTCCGTACTGCGCCGAACCGAGGGATAACCTCGATGGTTTTCATACCTGCCCGGAGGCTCAAGCAGCCAAGGCTAGTATTGAGAAGTCCATTGAGGGCATGACCCGTATCGCCAATGGGGAACGACCCAAAGGCACCTACATGTCCCCAGCATATAAAGAACGACAAGCGAGGCTACACCGTGACCGATAAAGATTTTGAAGGTTCCATTGCTCGGATAGCCGAGATCAAGAAAGAGCTAGCCCCGCTGGAAGCTCAGATGAAGCCCCTGCTCGATGAGCTGGAGGCTGTGAAGTTTGCGATTATGGCTCATATGCAGGCCACCCGCTCCAAGCGCACCGAGGCCGTCAACGGTTTCTATGTTGTCCGGGCCGAGCGCAAGAACGTGAACATTGCCGATGAGGAGCTAGTCACTAGCTGGCTGCTGGATCAAGGCTTCGACCTGTCCGAGTACACCAAGCTCGACACTACCCGTGTGAAGGCCGCCGCCGAAAGCGCCATGAAAGAAGATGGTGAGCTTGTCCCCGGAGTGGAAGTTAGCTCCACCGAATATCTAACGATTAAGGAAGCGAAATAATGGCCGAGAAAGCCGAGAAGACTACCCCCACGATGATTGAGGACTTTATTGCTCTGCAAAAAGCCCTCCCGGTCATGCCGAAGGACACCTCCAACCCCTTCTTCAAGAGCAAGTACACCTCACTCGACACCATCACCGAGCTGATCTTCCCGATTATGACGAAGTATAACTTTGGTTGGACTACCCGCCCTAGCACCAACGAACAGGGACTCGCCACACTGAAGTACTCCCTCATGCACGTCTCCGGCACCAATATTGATGGTGAGATGCTGCTGATGCTGTCAAAGGCTGACCCACAGGGCCAAGGCTCCGCTATCACCTATGCCCGCCGCTACGCCCTCACGAGCGTTCTGGGGATCGTCTCGGACGCTGACGATGATGGTAACGATGCAAGGGCTGCTGCCGAAGCAGCAAAGGCTAGCGACCCTCACACGGCTCCAGAGGAGCCTAGCCGCCAAGTGAATGACGTACCGATTAGCAATATTTCACTAACTAAAGTGAAGCGGGCCTTTGCTGAACACAATATGGGTGGCATCGAAGTCACCAAGTTCTGTGACTTCATCATCGGCAAGCCGTCCCCGACTACCGAGAGTGACGCTGAAGAACTGATTAAAGCCTTGGATGCCAAATAATGAAGCCCTTTGAAGACCAGATGGATCACCGCTATGGAGATCGTGGTGGGTGGAAAGGGCTGAAGCAGATTTTCTCTGCCAACCTCCCCTATGAGATGAAGATCGAGAATGTGAAGACCCAATACCGGGTGAGCCGGGGAACCGCCGTATCGTGGTACAAGCAGTACCGGGCGATTGTGGGGCTACAGTAATGCCACTCCTGAACTACACCACTACCATTGCTGCCGAGAAGACTGTGGCTGAGATTCAGCGGGCCTTGGCTAAGTCCGGCGCTCGTTCAATCCTGAGCGATTACAACACCTCCGGCGAGATTACCGCCATGAGCTTCACTATGCAGATTGGTGAGCAAACTGTAGGCTTCCGCCTGCCCGCCGACTGGCAACCCGTTTTGTACATCATGCAGCACGATCCGAAGGTACCTCAGCGTCTTTGCACCGAGGAGCAAGCCAACAAAGTAGCGTGGCGCATCCTCAAGGATTGGGTGGAGGCTCAGCTTGCTATCATCGAGACTCGAATGGTGAAGCCCGAGCAAGCCTTCCTCCCATACATGCTTAACGCCCAAGGCCAGACTGTTTACCAAGCCTTCGCCGCCAACCCACAGTTCTTGCTTGGAGGTGGTAAGTGAAGCCCTTAGAGATGGATGAAGGCATGAAGAAGGTGACGGCTGAACTCACCGCCGAGGTAGAAGCAATCTTGGATGAGCCGAGTCAGGCTATCATTAGTGCGAACGAGCGCCTTGGGCTGCCCCGCACCAAAATGACGTGGGTGGTGGTTGCCTTCGATGTGGACGGCACCCTAATTGATGCTGGCCCGAAGTACTACGAAGATATCATTCAAACCCTCAAGGTCATGTCGAAGTGGAAGAACGTGAAGATTGTGGTATGGAGTGGTGGCGGTAAAGAATACGCCGCTAGGTGGGGTAGGCTACTCGATATCGACAAGTACGTTTGGAAGTACGCTAGCAAGACCGAGTGGAGAGACATTCGCCCGGATATCGCCATTGATGATATCCAAGACACAGCTATTGGGGGTATTAACCTGATTGTGAGGAACAAATAATGGAACTAGAAATTGAAGCTTATTTCCACTGCAAGAAGTGCCTTGAAGAAAAGCCAGCCGATGTAACCCCCCAAGAGTGGTCGAAAGTACAGGCAGGTTGGACAAAGAAAGGGCTTCAAGTCTGGTGCTTCCGGCACGAACTCAACATCATTAACCTAGATTTTGAGGGTAAGAAAGTGAAAGCCGCCTAATGGATATCCCAATTCCAGACAACCATGAAGACCGCATGACCCTACTGCACCAATTCCAGACGATTGCTGGGCCGAAGATGATCCCGAACGAACGGCTCCATGAGGTGTTCGAGATGGACAAGGAACACGCCGCCGAGGAAATGGAGGGTGGGGGAGTGATGATGAGCTTTGCTATTCACGGCAAGCACCGGGACACCGACAAGTGGGAAGTGACACTCGTGGTTATGGCCGACTGGCCGCCCGAGCGCAAGGATTTGGCTATGGCTGGCCTCGGTATGAAATACCACGAGGACAACCCAGACCTGATGCCTCTAATCGTCTCTCAAGTTGCTGAGGCATGGATGGCGAAGCATGAGCGGGCTGACCAAGACAAGGATATGCTCGCCCCCAGCGAAGACCCGAATCGGGTGGAGGGGCTGCTAGTTCACACGACCACCATGGATCAGCGCCAAGACTTCTGTATAAGGGAGATTCTACGGGATGAGAAGGGCAAGTTTATTGGCCTCAAGGACTCTATGGAGGAGCGATATAACCCGGAAGACCCGGTTGACCTTAGTAGGCGACAGAACTACTTGGTGCAAAACTTCTTCATGGGCTACTTTGCCTCACTTGGGAAGGACGGTGATAAATGAACCCCGGCTCCGACTCATCGAAGTACTTTCAACACGCTGTCTGGTTTCTCCAGATGCTCCTCCAGCGTGAAGGTCAAAAGCATTTGCAAGCCACCGTTAATTTTGAAGGGCGGAAGTACCGCCTAGAGTTTGAAGATATTGGCGAGGCTGACCCGCCAGAGAAGGAGAAGAAAAATGGTTGATGTTTACGCATTTGGACAGGGTAATCCCGGCTGCCTGACGGTAATGACCCAGATCACCATGGATGAGATTGAAAAGCTCGATGCTATGGGCCTCCGTGGTTCCGCCGTGTGGATTGCCTACAAGGATATCTGCAAGAGTGAGATCAACGAGCTGAAGAAGCGCATTGCCACGGGCGAAATTGAGGAACAGGTCAAAGCTACCCGTGACTGGAAGATGGAACACGGGGGAGGCAAGCACCAATGAGCCTAGATGTTTCCCTAATGGGTGAAGAAAAGATCAAGAAGACCCCAAGCTCAGGCATATTTGTCCGAGAGGGCGGCCAAACCATAGAGATATCTGAGGAGGAGTGGTACAAGCGCAACCCGGATCGTGAACCCGTAAAGCTGAAACAGCAGCCGGAGGAGAGCAATGAGCTGTATAGCGCCAACATCACCCATAACCTGTCTCCAATGGCTCAAGCCGCCGACCTCTACTCCGCACTCTGGGTGCCAGATGAGCAAGGCTGGACAACAGCTAGGGATATTACGGGGATGCTCACACGGGGGCTGAAGCGTCTTAAAGCTGACCCCGAAGGGTTCCGAAAGTACAACCCCGATAACGGGTGGGGGAGTTATGAACTCCTCGTGCGTTTTGTTGAAGACTATCTCGAAGCGTGTGAGAAACACCCGGATGCCACCGTTGAGGTGAGCCGATGAGCAAACTACCCACTACCAAGACCGAACTCGGAATCTGGCTACCCAAGCAGCTCGAACAGTTGCGGCCAGACCTAAAAGCTACCCAACGAACCCTCATGGCAAAAGCAATGCTGGACATGGTTAATTCGGACTATGAGGCTCAGACTCTCGCTGAGGGCTTCGAGGCCGCCCGCACCAATACGGTTGACCCGGAGAGAGCTGCTAGCAGTATCCGATCCATGCGGGAGAATGGGCGCATATGAAAGCCTACGCTTGGGCCACCATTATGTTCGTGGCTATCATAAGTAGCTGTGTTGGCCTGCATTACCTATTCAACCTAGACTTTACCCCGCTCGTGATGGGTGCAGCCCTATGGCTCGGCTGCCTGTTGTTTGGGAAGGAGATTACCCGATGAGCATACTACTGTGGGTTTGGAACCACCTTGCCCGCCTTATGAGCATCTTCGTAGTTGTGGGCCTAGCCTTGCTGACCCTCCACCAGCTAGGAGCAACGCCTTCACAAGAAATTATCACTCTGGAAGATGTGCTGGGGACTGTCGGGATAATCTCGCTTTGCTGGGTGTTGGGCTTTTTAGCCGCTTGGGAGTGGGCGATAAGAGGCGAAGATGAGTAAGTTTTGGGATAGCTTCGATAAGATGTTCGAGAATATGGATGAGATGTTTAAGCATATGCCGGAGGAACTTCGTTCAATGGGTTCACACAGCAGCTCCACTTCCACCATCATCCAGAATGGCAAAACCATCATAGTGAAGACCGTGAATAATAAAACCACCGTCACCGTAAACGGGAAAGAGTGGGAGGAGAAAAAGAATGTTTGAATATAATCTAACCATAGGTGAATACAACGATGATGTTCGAGTGAGCATCGGAGTCAAAGTGAAGCAAGGGCTGTCGCCCGAGGACTACACGAAACTCCGGGCGGCCCTGAACGAAGTTGAGGAGATCACCCGGAAATATCAGCTACCCGTAGAGAAGACAGCAGAATGATTGAGGCGATGCGATTCATTGGTGAAGATGGGAGCATGGGCTACAAGCATGGCGAGATTTATAATCTCTACATTTACCCCCACTGGTTCGGTTACAGAATTGTGGTAGAGCCGGTAGGGAAGCCTTCAATGCGCTGCCCTTATCGCAATATATTCACCTTCCTGCAAAATTGGCAATCCACCACACTGAAGGAGAGGCTAGGGGAATGAACATCGGTCATAGCCGGACTAAATCCGGGGAGATTATTTACGCTGATTTAACGCCAGCTACCCCACTGCTGGTTTGGCGTGGCTTCCAGCCCAAACACACCAAGGTTAAAATCCTCGATTTGCCAGAGCGTGTGATTACTCGCAACCTCATCCAGCGCTTTTGGCCGTGGGCTACGGGGCGAACATGGAAAGAAGCGCATATCCGTTGGTGGTTTGAGGTACATAGCGACTTTGCTCCCAAAACTGAAGACAACCCATTTGGAGTGGGCCAGCATCATTGGCAATACGATGGGGGCGCAATGACGTTGAGGCAAGCAATTTGGAAGGCCCATGATGCAGTGGCTAAAGCAGTGGAGGAAGTTGATGAGCAAGAAGTACCCAAAGCCTAAAGGCCCGCTTGCCTGTGGCATGTGTGGCGATATTGTGTACGCCAAGGATTTAATGTGGCACGAAGGTTTGGGCGGGAACTGGATTCACCGAAAATGCTATGAGGAGTGGAAGGCTAAGCGTAATGAATAACTTAGAAACCTGCCAAGGCTGTATCAACTGTGATGGCACTCGAACCCTCATAATGGCGAGTTTGTTGAAGGCATACCAGAACGGCCTCACCGATATAGTGGCGAAGACCGAGGGGGTGATCCCCGATAACAAGCACCACCTGACCGTACTCAACTTCATGGCAGACGATATTATGAAAGAGCTTAACGAATCATTTAGGGAGTATTCCGCCGAAACTCAAGCTAAGAGTAGGTTTGTCCCCACATATCCATGTCCTCGGTGCAACGCCGTGGCTAACAGCGAAGAAGCACTAGAGGGCCACATGTCTGAGCGCCACGGGATAGATTTGTGAGTAAGATAATCATCAAGATGGTGTTAGGGCTGGTGATTAGCGCAATTGCCATTTGGCTAGCTTTAATTTGGTTCGGGTGGAAGTTCCTTTTGGTCATTGGGCTGCTGCTGTGGGCGAATAATATTAGTCAAAGTTGGGACAGGAAATGAGTAGGTGTGAATACATCATTACAGAGGATGGAACGAGGGTCTTGGTTAATTTTGCCGGGCCGGGGCTGACGCTTTCTGACATGGAGGAGCTTAATAACTTTGCTCGACAGAGGCGTGAGAAGTTCGAGAAGAAGAAAAACAAGCCCAAACCCCCAGCCAAGTAGATGCACACCTGCCCCCAATGCTTAAGAGGGTATTTCAAGTCACCCCACGTTTGCGGGAAGAACACACCCTCATCGAGTTATGTAAAGCTGGCCGACAGGCGAAAGCAGTCCATGCGGTATGAGATGTTTACCGAGGCATTTGATTTATTACTCCAGCACCACCACATTAAACAGCTCCCCGATGGAAGGTACGCACTAGAAGGGTATGAAGAAGTCAGCCAAAAAGCTTAATACCCTCATTACCAAGGCTATGCGTAAGTGGGGAGACTTGGGTGATTACGCTGTAGTACGGAAGGCTAGGTGGCTCAAACGTAAGTAGTGATATCATAATGCTATCATTGTGCAAGCACTAGAGTAATGGCATGATGAAGGCATGGAAGAAGTGGCACAAAATGGCACAGAGGTAACTCCACCGCAACAAGAGTGGATTGACTTTCGTGCCATGGGTGGTCTAGTAATAGACTCTGACGGTCAAGTTAGCAAAAAAACCACTGACCAATTCTCGAAGGATAGCAACATACCACGCCGTACTCTCTACAATTGGGAGACGGCTATTCCTGATTTTTGGGAGAAGGTGAAGGCTAGACGCAATGAGCTATACGCCCGTGATGCTGTGAATATTATCTACAAGGCTATGCTCAAGAAAGCTGCTGGTGGGGATGTGCAGGCGGCCAAGCTAATCCTCAACCAAGCCCGTGTACTTGAGGCTGAGAAGTCTGATATCACCACCAACGGTAAAGACCTGCCAACCCCGATTGTGAGCTTGGATGCCCTACGCACAAACAACGGCAACTAAGAAGATTGCGAACCTTCGCAAGCGCATCAAAGGCATCCAAGGCGGTACCAGTGCTAGCAAAACGATATCAACTCTGCTTATTCTGATAGCAGAAAGCCAAACTGATAGCACTCCCAAGCTCACCAGCGTAGTGAGCGAGAGTATGCCCCACCTACGCCGTGGTGCCATGCGTGACTTCCTCAACATCATGCAGGATCACCATTACTACCAAGAGAGCCAGTGGAACCGCACCGAGTTTATTTACACCTTCGAGACGGGGAGCAAGATCGAGTTCTTCAGCGCCGACACCCCGGACAAAGTGCGTGGCCCCCGCCGTGACCGCCTGTTTATCAACGAGTGCAACAACATCCCCTTCGAGGCTTTCAACCAGCTCGAAGTCCGTACCCGTGAGGAAATCTACCTCGACTGGAACCCCACCAATGAGTTCTGGTTCTATACCGATGTGCTTGGCAACCCGGATATGGAAGTGGATCACATCATCATCACCTACAAGGACAACGAGGCGCTGGAGGAATCCATTGTGAAGTCCATCGAGTCACGCCGGGCCAATAAAGGCTGGTGGGCTGTGTATGGCTTGGGGCAACTCGGTGAGGTGGAGGGCAAAATCTATAAGGATTGGAAGCTCGACCTTGACGAAATACCCCACGAAGCTCGGCTTGAACGCTATGGGCTGGACTTCGGTTACTCGAACGACCCGACTTCCGTAGTGGCGATCTACTCCTACAACGGTGGGTACATCGTGGATGAGGTGATGCACCGCAAGGGCTTGAGCAACAAACAGATTGCTGACCACATGCTCAACCTACCCGTGGCGCTCATCATTGCCGACAGCGCCGAGCCTAAGAGTATCGATGAAATAGCCAGCTATGGCCTCTCCATCATCGGGGCTAACAAAGGCCAAGGCTCAGTGAACCAAGGCATCCAATATGTGCAGGATCAGCGCATCACGGTGACGAAGAACTCCCCCAATATCAAGAAAGCCTATAACAACTACTTGTGGATGGTGGATAAGGACGGCAAGATTCTGAACTTGCCGGATCACTACCTGAGTGACGCTATGGATGCCCTTCGGTACGGTATGGAGAGCTTGAAGCCACGGGCCGAGGACAACGAGCCAGAGGAAGTGGCTATCGAAAGTCTGATTTATTAAGCTATACTGAAGCATAAGAACTGATTGGGGTATACATTGGCTTTCGAGTACATAAAAGAAGCTGACCTTGCACAACGATACAAAGATGCTCAAGCCTTTATGCTCCCCTTGTTCGAGAATCTTGACGAGTATGAGCGTATCGCTCGTAACAAGCCTCACCCCAAAATTGCTAAAGAACTACCGAAGGTAACAGATGGCACTCTAGCCGCCCTTATTCAAGAACAGCCCAAGCGCATCATCCAGCAAATCCCTACTGGTAAGATCAAAGCCAATAGCAAGTGGCTGGAGGTTGTTGGTGGCTTCATCCTCACCAACGAGATCATCCCCAACTCGAACTCAGTGGCCGCACTCATCCAGAAGTGTTGGGCTGTCACCTCGAAGACACTGACCTATGGCGCTCAACCCGCCTTCGTGCAGTTCATCAACCGTGGCGAGTACTTTGGCACCGACTTCACCCTCCCCTACGTCAAAGATGTGTTCCTTGAGCCGGGCAAGCTGTCTGACCGTGATAGCAACGTGATCTTCATGCGGGCCTACTACCAGCCCAACCAGATCGATGCCATTATCGAGAAAGAGAAGATGCTGAAGGCTTCGGCCAAGAAGCGTAATGAACCCTACGAGTCCACTTGGGACTTGGATATGCTTGAGTCGCTGAAGACCCAGCTCAAGGACAAAGACTCCACCGCCCTCACCCCCAACGAACGGGGCAAGGCCCAGAATGTGAAGGGCTACATCGAAATCATCCACGCCTTCCAGCGAGGCATTGGCGCTAACTTCTACTCGTTCAGCCCGGTACTCGGTGATGGCGAGAATGTGGTGCGCCGCAAGAAGAACCCCGATCCCCGTGGCTTCATCCCAATCCACTACATGTACGCCAACATCGACCTATCCAACCCACTCGGACGGGGTAGTGTCGAAATCTCTGGTGGTATGCAGAACTTGCTCGACTCCGAGGTTCAGAGCTACCAGTACATGCGGGCCTTGATGATGAACCCGCCGCTCATGCGCTACGGTGATGTGGTTAAGTCCACCCTTAAGTACGCACCCGGCAAGATTTGGGACATGGGTACCAGCCCCAACAACAAGGTAGAGATTGCCAAGCTAGAGAGCGCTTCGCTTCAGCAGTTCCCTCAGAACTATGGCCTCATCAAATCACAAATCCTCAACCTCAACAGCTCCACCGACACTTCCATTAGCGCCGAGTCCGGCAACCCCGGCTTCTCGAAGACTCAGGCTGGTGTTAAGGCTACCGAGCAACGCCTTGGTGTGTCCGATAACTACATGCGCCGCCAGTTCGAGAGCTGGTTCGAGGAGATCATTGAGACGGAAATCAACCTCTACTTCGCTGAGCGCCATGGTGTGCAAGAGCTGACGGTGGATGATGATACCGCCAACAAGCTACGCCAGATTCAGCCCGAGAGCGTTAGCCCTGAGAATGTTATCCGCATCGACTACGACTCCGAGACGGAGAAGCTTGAGTTCCAAGCCGACCCAACCTCATCCACTGCCGCCGACCAGCAGGAGCAAGTGGCTATGCTCAAGGAGCTATTGGCCGACACGAGCGCCGACCCACAGGTGGCCTACACTCTCTCGAAGGATGGGTGGAAGTACAACAAGGGCGAAGCCTACCGTGAGATGTTTCAGAATATGGGTATCAAGAATATCGATAAGATTATCTCCAAAATGACCGATGAGGAGGCGCAGCAAGCCGCCCAAGCCAAGCCGCCGACTGCCGACCAACCGAAGATGAGCCTGAGCTATGGTGATTTGGATGGCAACCCACAAGCCCAGCAAGCCTACCTATCCGCCGCTGGTATCGAACTCCCACCCGAGGCGTTCCAGCAGGCCCAAGCTACCAAGGATGCAGCCAATACGCCCGCTGCCACTCCCGATGAACACCCGGTAGTGAAGCTTATGACCTCCCTCAACATTAAGTTCACCGACTTGGGTGAAGATACCCAACGCTGGTTCGTGCAAACCGTCATGGGCGCTCCGGCTGAGGCACCATTGCCAACCGCTGTAGCCACATCTGCCAAGGCCAGCGATAGCGCTGTGAAAGTAGCTGAATTGCACCACAAAGTTGACCAAGCAGCCTTCGATAACCAGCTAAAAGCCTCATCTGAAGCCGTAAAAGTAGCCCAACTGTCGCACCAATCCGCCGTTGCCTCCTCACAGGCCGATCAAGCCGCTAAGTCGCACAATCTAGCGGAGACATCTGCCAAGCAGTCGCATGAATTGGCCGTTAAAGCCTCCAATAAGCCCACTCCCAAACCTGTTGGGGCTGCTAAGTAATGGCTGAAGATGAAACTCTCTACTCTGATGATCTACTGCCACTTGATAGCAGTATGCTCAACCTCGACCCCGATCCTGAGCAAGTCCGAGAGGAACAAGCTGAGCGCACCGAAATACTGGCCGCTGCCCCGATCCTAAACTCCTTGCTGGAATGGTTCGATAGTGAGATTGCCATGTGTGACACGCTGGAGGGCATCACCCTTGAAGCAGACAGCATCGATATCAAAGCACAACTACTGGCCCGGCAACTGCTGAAGGCCAAGCTTCAGGCTGTGAAGAACAATCTCGAAGTGAAGAAAGATTCCTTTCTCCCTCAGTACAAGCATTAGTATCTTCCCATATTGACTTTATTGTTATACGGTAAGAATAAGAGGTTTCCTGCCTCCACGTCCCGTCAACGGCAATAGACGTTAATTCAAAGAGGAGTGTTTGAAATGGCCGATGAAGTCACTGACGTAAACCAAGCGGAGATAACTACGGATATCTTCGCAGACGAAGCGGAGAAAACCGCCCCCGAAGCCCCGTCAGCCGAAGGAACGAAAACCGAGGCATCCGCCAAGGTAGAAGGTGAGCCTGCTCCCACCGAGGAAGCAAAGCCCGCCGAAGAACCGACAGCCCCAGAACCCAAAGAAGGTGAAGAAGCCCCCCCGGAAGGCGCACCCACTGAGGAACCGAAGCCCCGAACAGCGGAAGCACGAAAAGAACAGCTTAACAACGAGATCAGAGATTTAGTCGCCAAGCGCAATCAAGCTCGGAGTGAGATTGAGGCTATCAACGCCAAAGCTTACCAAGCCGCTACGCCTGAAGAACTAATCGAACAAGGGCAAGACCCAGCTATCGCTCGGGTTATGGCTTTGGAGCAACGTCAGCAAATCGCTGAGTACAACGCTCAGGTTACAGACCTGAACGCCAACCTCAGTGTTGAAAGTCTCCAAGTGCTGAATGACTTCCCCATGTTTAATCCCGATGCTCCTGAGTACGATCCAGCCCTCGCCAAACGAGCGGCCACGGTCTATCAGAAGGTGGCAGGAATCGAGACTGATCCTCAGACTGGACTAATCGTGTCGGCCAACGCATTGCCCTATGAGATATATAAAGCATTTGCCGAAACCCACACCGCCAGCGTCCAAAGTGGACAAGTGAATGGTCAACGGGCCGCCGAGAGAATGTTAGCCGCAACGGACACACCTCCCAGCTCTGCCCCGAAGACCCCCAAGCTCGACCCTCTTATGGAGCTGTGGAAGGACTAGGCTTTAACCCTAGGAACCAATCATGGCCTCTCAAAACTACGCCTCGACTGTACTGAACCAGATCGATGAGCGTTTCCACCTTGAAGCAAAGACCAGCGATATCATTAACAAAGCCAGTGTGCGTGTAGAGTTCAACGGTAAGAACTCCGTGACCTTCTACAACGTAAACGTGGTTGCTGAGCAAGACTACGTTCGTAGCGGTACCAACCGTTTCGGTGCGCTAGTTGAGCTTGGTGACGGTGTTACCACTTGGACTCTCTCTCAGGACAAGGGGTTTACCTTCTCGGTAGACCGTGGAAACCTCGAAGACAGCCAAATGGTCACTGAGGCCAACAAAGCCGTTAAGCGCCAGATTCGTGAGGTATCGATCCCCACTACTGACATTTACCGCCTGACTGTGGCCCAAGCTTACGCTGTCGCCAACTCGCAGACTGCCACTGCCGCCCTGTCCACATCCAACGCCTACAACAAGTTCTTGGCTCAGAACGATGCCATGACCGATGCGAAGGTGCCGGAGACTGGCCGCCACTGCTTCATGTCAGCCGCTACCTACTCGCTCCTTAAGCAAGACTCGACCTTCAACAAGGCTTGTGACACCGCTTACCAGGACTTGAAGAAGGGTGTGATCGGAATGGTGGATGGCGTTATGCTCCACAAGGTTCCCGTCAGCTACCTCGTAGCCAACACAGGTTACTTGTTCATCCACGAAGAAGTACTCGTGTCTCCCGTTAAGTTCAACTCCGTTCGTGTTTTGACCGATGTACAAGGTATCGATGGTGCTGTGGCCGAAGGTCGCCGCTACTACGACTGCTTTGTTCAGCCCAACCGTGGCATCGGCATCCGAGCGCACATGACCGCCTAATCAACTAAGGAGCTTTTACATGGATAACAACCTGCCGAAAGGCATATCAGGGGAGCGCAGCAACGGCCCAACTAACCGACCCGGTGTTTATCGCCACAAGGACTCAGGCCACGAGATCATCACCTCGGCGGCTGACGGTGGCACGTTGCAGGAAGGCACTACCCAAGCTGATGCTCTCGTAAGAGTCGGGTATGTCCGTGTCGGTGAAGCCAAGAGCCGGGAAGAACTGCTGAAAATGCAGCAAGACCAGCTTGCCAAGGACAAGGCCGAAGCCCCCAAAGACGAGAAGAAGTCCGAGAAGTAACTACTAATCAAAGGAGCCTTTTAAATGGCAAACCAAGCTAACACAGCAGCCTACCGTGGTTCTGACGGAACCATGTGGGTGAACGTGGACTCTGACAAGACCCTTACACTTGCAGATTCCGGCTACACTCAGAACGTCATTGCTGACGGTAAGATCGTTTCAGTCCCCGCCACCGCTACTCAGGGTGAGTGGTTCATTCGAGCCGGAGGTGTTCCGATTACGGGTGCGCCCGCTGGTACAGGCACCGATGCTTCGATGGCCCTTAACATCAGCCCGGTAGCCGCCGACCAGATTCAGGGTGGCCCCACTGGTTCAGCCGTGGACAACAAGGACATCATCTTGACGAAAGCCACGATGAAAGTTGGAGACTTCGCTGTGATCCAGAACACCGGGGAAACCAACGGCCCGCTCGTTACCTCCTTCCGAGGTATCTGGACACGAGAGGCGTAAGCTTCTCAGGCCCACTACGGATGGCTCCCTTCGGGGAGCCTTTCTGTTGAGCCTAGATTTGACAATGCTTGTGCTTGTAATGCAGAATTGAAATATTAAGTAAGTGAGGGCTTCAATGCCAAAGGAACTTGTTCTACACGAAGGCCAGTTGGCGGAGAAAATCGTCACCGAGTCATACCAAGTAATCGAGCTAGGTCAGCTTGAGGCGGAAGTGAACTCTCACCAATCCACCGTGGACAGCTTGACTCAGCAAATTGAGACGTTGACCACTCAGCGTTCCGAGGCTGAGGCGGCCTTGGAGGATTCAAAAAGCAACTTTGAAGCAGGTAAGGCTTTGGTGGAAGTCCCAGCCGATCCCGCCGCCGAGGGCGAGGGAGAAGATGGAGCAAGCGAGCCGTCAACGGATGGTGTGGCGGAACCAAACACCGACTTTTAGGACAAAGGTTGACCTTAATAGGTACTTCGTGAATCCAAAACCCGTAAGAGAGCCTGCATATCGCTAGGCTCTCTTTACTTTTGAGGACTTTACACAATGGATAAGCCCAAGCATAATGGCTTTAATGGCCCGGACTATACTACTCTTGGCTCTCATACTAAGCGCCCTCCTCGGGGCTAACGGAGATAACATGGCAGATTCGTTCGCACTACCGAAACCTTTGAGCGCCTACGGGTTGGCCCCGGAGCAAAACGCTGAACTACTAAGCCCTGCTATCGCCGCCCCCCTGATCGATCCCGCTGAAGCCGCCCGAGCCGCTAACCAAGCTGCCAACGATGCCGCTGTGAACGCCGGAATTGGTCGCCTCGATCAGCAAGGCTCTATCGGAAGCCAGAACATTCTCAACTCCTACAACTCAGCCCTAGCTCGGCTTACCGGGCAGAAGCAGGCTGACATTCAGGGTATCGCCAACAACCGCTTGCAACAGCAGCAGGGCAACCAAGTAGCTCGGGACAACATCGGTGCGGGTGTGCGTAACACCAACCAGAGCTTGCTTCGCTTGCTCGGCGCTCACGGCTCGGGCAACTCCAGTGCCTCTCAAATCCTCGCTCCCTTCGCCGCCGCTTCACAGGGCAACCAGCAACGATCACAGGTTCAGCAGGCATACGGCCAGAACATGAGCGCTCTGGATCAGAACGAACTCAACACCAACCTCGGCTACGACAACAGCTTCGGCCAGCTTGCCAATGACCGACAGACTCAGGAGCAACAGTTGCAGTCGCAGCTCGGCCAGTCACGGGCCTCCCTGCTTAGCCAGCGCTCTGATGCCAACAACAACCAGACCGCTATTCAGCAAATCCTCGACAGCATTACTCAGCTCGGCCTCAACCCCACCTTCACCCCCAAGGCTCCTACGGTGGCTGCCCCTGATCTGCAAAAGTACGCCTACGATCAAACAGGTGCGCCGAAGCTTGGTAACTCGAATGTCAGTGATGCCGCTGCTCTTGCCGCTGGCCCCTTCCTCAGCTTGCTAACGGGACAGAAGAAACAACTAGGAGCCTAACATGGCAGACCTCCTAAACTGGCTGGGTTCAGGAATCGATAAGATTGTCCCCGGCGATCAGTCGTATCTTCACCCTAAGAAGCCACAACCAGCCCCCATATCAGATGCCTCCCGTATGACCGCTGCTAACATCGGGCGGGCGGTTGGCTATGGTAACTCGAACTCCACTCAGCCCTATTCACCTCCGATGGTACGCCCCACTCCGTCTTCTTTTGATGTATCCAGAATGAGGGTTCAGCCTCAGCTCCCACCCCAACAAAGCTTCGGCTCCAAGGCTCTCGGGGTGGCCGGAGGAGTAGGGAACATGCTGCTCGGTGACGTGAACCACTTGGCGAAGGTTATCTCCTACCCCATTAACACAGCGCAATATCAGGACATGGCCCGCAAAGGCCAGATCACTCAAGAGCAAGCCGCTCAGCTCATCAACCAAGCAGGTGATGAGGCCGGATTCAACATTCAGGATAAGGGCGGAACGGTGCTTCGTAAGAGCGCCGGGGCTGTCGCTATGCCTACCGCCACCATACTCACCGCTGGAACCTACGGCCCTGCCGCTGCCGGGTTGAAGGGGCTTCAGCTCGGGAAGGCGCTGCCAAGCGTAGCCGCTGGCATGAAGGGGCTGTCCCTCGCTCAACAAACTATTAAGGGTGCGAAGACCGTGGCTCCTATCGGTGCCGGATTCGGTGCGATCCAGACTCTCGGCCAGAAAGACCCCATCACAGCTCAAGACGCTGCTCTCAATATTGGAGGCGGCGCTTTGGGTGGTGCGCTGCTTGGTGGGGCCACTCCTCTCGGTGTGGCCGCTGGTAAGGCGGGGCTGAAGGCTGCTACTCAGGGCATTGAAACTCTCGCCAAGAACGCCACTAAACTCAATGGCAAGCTCGGAGAGGCCGGATCGATCAAGCTCCCCGGCAAGTCGGTAGAGCCTATGACCCCCACCACTGAGGACATTGCCAAGTTCAAGTCAGTCGAAGACTTCTCCAAGGCCCACCCAGACATTGAACAGTTCATGGGTAAGGATGGGATGAAGGAGCTATTCAACGCTGCCAAAGCAGCTCCGGCCCGTGGTGGCAACCAATACGCTATCGAGCAAGCCATGGCTAAGGGCGATATGAAGGCCGCTCAGAAGCTATTCGATGCTCTCCCTGCCAATGATCCCTACCGAGCCTCCATGTCAGGGACTTCCCTCGCTCCCAAGGGTGTGCCAACTGGTGTGCCGGAGAGCGTTAATACCAACCTCGCCGCTAAAGTCTACGCCAAGCAAAATGGCCTGCCTGCACCACTACCCGCTCCTGTCGCCCCAACAGCTCAGGCCAAAGGCGCTATGAACTTGTTCAACAATCTCAAGAGTGAGAGCGGAAAGCTCGATCTGTCGGCCAAAGTGGGTGGCAAAACCCCACCTCCCGCCGTACCAAAAGCCAAACTACCCACTATTCCTGATACGGGCAAGGTTCGTGGCTTGACCAAGGGTATTAAGGGTTCGCCAAACTTCAGCCCCGAGCTTCAGAAAGCCGTGAACTCGAAGTACGCTCCAGCTACCGACAAAGCCGCCCTCGAAGCCAACGCCAAGTTCTTGAAGCAAGGCGTGAATAAGGCTAACAAGCAGGCTATCTCAGTGCTGTCCGACAAGAATAGCAACATCGGCAAGCAGGAGGTGGTGAACTTTGGTAAGACCATTCAAGAACTGGATGCCAAGGGCCGCACCGAGGAAGCCAACGCTATCCACGACCTCCTAGCTGAGCGTCTGACCCAAGCCGGGCAAACCTCACAGGCGGCCAAACTCCTCTATAACCGCACCCCCGAAGGGCTGAAGAACATGGCCTTCCGTGATCTTCGTAATGCCAAGGTGGAGATTACTCCCGCAATTAAGGCCGAGATCGAAGGCCACATTAAGGCAATCAAAGCGCTACCAGACGGTGAAGCCAAGAACTTCGCCACCGCCGTCATGCAAAAGGCTGTCTCCAAGTACCTGCCACAAGATAAAATCGGCCAAGCCGTGAGCGTGTGGAAGGCTGGCTTGCTGAGTGGCGTGAAGACCCAAGGTGGTAACTTTGAATCCAACGCCACCTTTGCCGGGCTGAAGAAAGGCTCGGATGTGGTCGCCACAGGGGTAGATAAGCTCCTCTCACTCAAGACGGGCCAGCGTACCAAAACCTTCACTCTTAAGGGTATCGGAGCCGGGGCCAAAGAGGGCGTGAAGAAGGGTGCCATTACCATGAAAACTGGTATCGACATGCGTAATATCGACAAATACGAGCAACACGCTGAGCTGAACTTCGGCAACAAGTGGATGAATCGCCTAATCGCTAAGCCCTCGAACCTTGTTTTCCGGGGCATGAGCGCTGCCGACCAACCCTTCTGGTACGCCGGGCTGAAGAACTCGCTTTATGACCAAGCCAAGGCCGATGGTATTAACCTCGGGCTGAAGGGCAAAGAGCTGACCGCTCACATGGAGAAGCTGGTACAGAATCCGACTGAGAAGATGGCTGCCGTGGCCGAGAAGGAAGCCAACAAATCCACACTGGCTTACGACACGATGGGCTTTAAGGCCATATCCTTCATCCACCGAGGCATAGATAGCTTTACGGCGGCCTCACCATCGGAGAGAGCCGCAGCCCACGCCGTAGTGAACGTACTCGCTCCGTTTACGAAGGTACCGACAGCCTTCCTTAGCCGTACCGTGGACTTCACCCCGCTTGGCCCGATCAAAGAGCTTTGGTCGCAAATTGGTCACAAGCAGTTCGATCAGCGCCAGCTCTCGCAGGCCATTGGTGAGGGCGTGACTGGTACGGGCATGGTAGCTATTGGTATGGCTCTATCTCGTCAACGGATGCTTTCGGGCGATTACCCAAAGAATGATGCTAAAGAACAAGCCCGCTGGAGAACTGAACACATCACCGCCAACTCTGTGAAGCTAGGTGGCACATGGGTATCTCTCAACTACATGGGGCCAATCGGCTTGTTGTTCAATGCTGGCAACCAGATGGTGCAGGCCGAAAAGAGTGGTGGTGGTGCTTATGAGAAGGCAGGAGCGGCGCTGGCCGGACTCGGGCAGGGGTTGCTTGGTCAATCATTCTTGCAGGGCTTCAGCGGCTTCTCGGACGCTATCAAAGACCCCGAGCAAAACCTGAGCAAATGGATTTACTCGCAGGCTGGATCGGTAGTACCCAACATCGTCAACGATGCCCGCAACCTTACTGACAATATGCAGCGCCAAGTGAACTCGGCGGGTGATGCGATTATCAATAAACTCCCCGGCTTCAGCAAAAACCTACCGGCTAAGGTGGGTGCCTTCGGTGAAGACCTCCCCAATAACAGCTCGGGCTTCAGCTCTCTCAACCCGCTCAAGCCCTCCGACAGCGTTGATAGCCCGTTGCTCAGCGAATTGAACCGTCTCGGTACTACCGGGAAGGAGAACGCTGTCTTCCCCGTGGCCGACAAGAACCTCGGAAGCGGTACAGACCTCGTAAAGCTCACCCCCGCTCAAGTCACCCAGCGCCAGAAGCTCGTAGGTGAACAGATCAAGCCACTGTGGGAGCAAATCACCACCTCCCCCGGCTACGCCAAGCTCGATGATGGTCACAAGGCGCAAGCTCTCAAGAACGCCCTGACGGATGTGAACTCAGCCGTGACTCGAACCATGCAAGCGCAGATTGCCCCAGCCCTCAACACTAAGCCCGCCACGGGTAACACGGCCCTGATCCTTGACGGACACACCCCCTCAGCCGAGAGTTATGTGAACAAAGCCCTCGCCTCGGGTTCTGGCACCTCCGGCCAGACTCCAGCTCAGAAGTACCTCACGAACCTGACGAACTACAAGAACGCCAAGGCTGCTGGCACTCTGACTGGCCCCAAGCTCTACGCCACCGAGCAATCGCTAGCCAAGGAAGCGATCACCTCCAAGTACTCGCAGGACGTTCTCGACTTCTACTCCATGAGCAAAACCGAAGCCGCCGCCTACTTCGCCTCCAACCCCGAGCAAGCCAAGAGTCTCTACGCACAAGCTCAGGCGCTCGATAGACAGCTCGGTGGTACCAAGTACAAGTACGGCCTCGACCCCAAGCCCAAGAAGGCGAGAGTCGCCAAGAAGCTTCCCAAGGCTATTAACTCACCGAAGATCAGCAAGCTGGTGAGTGGCCTGAAGGTCAGCTATAAGGCTCCGAAACTCCCCAAGATTGCCAAGGCAAAAGTGGCCGCTCTGCCGAAGATAAAGGCAAGCGCTATCAAAGTGACCAAGGGTAAGAGCGTGGCGGTTAAACCTCAGAAAATTGCTATTCCCAAGGTAAAGGGATTCAAGGGATACGCTTGAGCTTATCTGCTATGATTAAACGCAAAGGAATCCGCTTATGGCCTCAGTAATGCAACTGTCCTCGGGGACACCGAACTTCATAGCGCAAGCCTATCTTTTGGCTACCGGGAAGACTACGGCGCTGACGGCTGGAAGCACGAAATACACCAAGCTACTCAACCTCGCCAACTACTATCAGCTCATTTGGGCCAGTGAGCCAGACGTGGACTGGAACAGCCTTCGTAGCAGCTTCAGCCTTGGGAATGTTACCAACACCAACAGCTTCGCTATCCCCACTACGGTAGGTAAAGTCTCCCACCAAGAGGGTGACTTTGTACGCATAACCACCGCCACGCAGGAGTATGACTATGACATTGTGCCGATCAATAAGCTCTACGACTCGGGCCAAAAGCTCAACCATTGGGATAACGGACGCTGTGCGGTTTCTGGCTCCAACCTCGTATTTGCTCACACCTTCATCAGTACCGATCCGCAGTACGGCGGGGCTATCACACTACCCGGTTTCTCCATCCCATCCACGCTCGTAAACCCGACTGACGTTATCGCTGTCACCGACCCAAACTGGCTTTGCCAAATGGCTGCTGCTGAGTATGTACGCACCGACCTCACCCGTCAGGCGCAATACCCCAGCCTTATTGCTATGGCGAATGAAACCATGCGAGTAATGAAGCTCCAGAACGAATCACAGATCGAGGAAGTCTACCGGGATTGGTCGCCTATGGCTGGCATCAGCAGTGATGCGTGGGAATAGTCGATGCTACCAGTACCTAAGCCTATTGCTACGCCCAAGATTGACCGAGTTTCAGTAAAGAACTGGCTCAAGGGAACCACCACCGCCCTCGATGATGGCCGCACTCCTGTTGATGGCCTCCGGGCCTCCGGCAACGTCATTCTGGATCAGGATGGGACTATTCGCCCTCGCCCTTCGCTGGTGCGCTACGGCACCCAGCCTACCGGGACAATTCTCGGTGAGGTGTACGAGTTCCGCAAAGCTTCATCTACCCCCGGCGCTGTCGATGAATACTGGCTCATCACCATGCAGCTCGTGGCGGGTGTGGCGAAAATCTATGTGAACAAAGACGGTGGGGCGTGGACAGTCTGCAACGGCAAGACCTACTCCACCACAGCCTCAGCCCACTTCATGCAGGTGGATAACAAAGTCTTGATTATGAACGGCTCGGACTTCCTGAGCTACCTCGATATCCCCACCCTCGTTGTTACCCCCTTTACGGCCCTAGGCACCCAAGGTATCACTAGCGCTGTCGCTACGGGTATTGGTGGGGCCGGGTTCACTTATTACTACCAAGTCACCGCCAACTCCACGGTGGGTGAGACTGCCGCCTCCGTCTCCACGAGTGTTGCCGTCACTAAATTGCGGGACTTGTGGGTAGCCGCCAGTGAGTATGTGACGATTACATGGCCCGCCAACCCATCCGCTACCGCCACTACCACTTACAACGTCTACCTCGCAGTCCAAAACCCTGCCGGGGGAGGCACTGCCACCCTGATTGCTGCTGGTGTTCAGGGGCTAACCTTCCGAGACGATGGTACCGCCGCCGCTGACGTTAATACCCCCGCCCCTCTGGGAGACTCCACTGCCGGGCCGAAGTGTACTCGTGGCTCTGTTATTAACGGCCAAGTCTTCTTGGTGGGTGATAAAGACAACCCTCGCTACATTCGCTACGGCGGTACCGGGAACTCAGTACTCGACTTCTCACCCTTCAATGGGGGTGGGTGGGTAGAGATTGCCCGTGGTACGAAAGAGATTCCTGTCGCCGTCAAAGCCTTCCGAGACGGACGGGGCAACCCTCAAATCAACGTGCTTTGCCAAGGCACCAACGGTACGGGGAAGCGCTACCTCATGTCTTCGCAGACCGTCACTGTGGGTACAACCGTCATTGCCTTCTTCGATATCACCGAGGACAACGGGCAGGATGGAACCGACTCACCCGATGGCGTTATCGTCTACCGTGACTCGATTTGGTACCCATCCCGAGACGGCTTCAAGACCACAGGTACCAAGCCCCAGCTCCAGAACATCCTCTCCACCGACACTGTTTCCGAGACGATTCTTAATGATGTGCGTAACCTAAACAGCGCCTACATGAGCCTGTGCGTGGGGCTGCCCTTCCAAGGCCGCCTGTATTGGGCGCTGGCTAACGGCTCCACTACCAACAACGAGATTTGGATTCTCGACCTCAATCGTGGCGGGGCGTGGATGAAGCCGTGGAACATTGCGGCTTCATGGATGGCGCTTTACAACGATAACGCCGGGCAGACTCACCACCTGATTCTTAAGAACAACGTGCTTTATGAGCTGACTTACGCCCAAGCCTCCAACGATGATGGTACAGCTTTCGCCACCAACGCCACCTCCGGCTTGATTAAGTTCAGTGAGGACACTCTTGAGTGGGCCAAGGTGATCGATATTTCCTTTGTGCTACTTCGCCCGCAAGGAGTTATTAACTTCGCCGTCTCAGGTAAAACCGAGGACTCATCCTTCGCCGGAGTTGGTACGGGATCGTATGTGGGCGATAGCTCCGTAGCTGGCTGGGGTGAGGCTGGCTGGGGCGGCGCACCGAATAAAATCTTCGGCTGGAGCCACTTCACCGTAGTACCTATTTCCTTTGGGGCCGCTCAGCAGCTCGTGACCGTGGAAGTGGATGAGGAACTGAACTACATTGCGTGGGAGCTAGACACCGCCTCAATCACCACGGACTACCAACTTGCTGACGTGATTATCCGCAAGATCAACATTGGTGTGAAGGACTTGAGCTAATGTATACTACTCGTAAGCATAAGGATAAATAATGGCTGCTGGAATCACAGATAAGTTTACTTCGGCCTCAAACGGCACCCGTCCCTCTCCGACAACCCTGACAGCCATTCGATCCATTGGCGCTTCCTCCATCTCTTGTGGGGCGCTCACGGGCTGGCCGACAGCCACCGCCGTCCACTTCGTCATTTACACCACCGATACCTCCGGCAACAAAGTGGCTGGTTCTCAGCTCGATTGTAAGGGTATCGTCTCTGGTACCAACATTACTAACATCGTATACAAGGCGGGGAATGACACGGGTAACGCCATTGGCGCTATCGTGGAAGCCGCTCCGACTGCTGCATGGGCTGATGATATGGTGGCGGGTATCACCGCCCACGCCAACCAAGACGGTTCTCTTATCACCGCCGCCGTTCGTGCCGCCCTTAACCTAGATGCTGGTACATCAACCGGGTGGACAGTCCTCGGCTACGCCTTGAGTACAGTCCTCGGGCTAGGCAACCGCTCCTACCAACTGACGTTTAACAGCAACGACCTAACCACTACCGTTTCCCCCGGTATGCGCCTTCGCTTTACCCGCACCGTGGCCGCCACTACTCAGTGTACGAACCTGAATGGTACTACGCAGTATTACTCTAAATCCTCCCCCAACAAGCTGACCTTCACCGACACCTTCACCGTTTCAGCTTGGATAAAAGCCACCTCCTACCAGAACGGCCAGATTCTATCCCGCCGCACCGCCGCTACGAGCGGATGGGGCTTGGAGATGAGCGGTACAGGTCAGATTCAAGTTCTTGGTCTAAACGCTGGTTCGTACCGTGGGCTTGTCTCAGTACAGTCGATCCCGCTCAACAAGTGGGTGCATGTAGCTGGCTCATTCACCATGTCTACCAACACAGGTGCAGTCTATATCGATGGGGTGGCCGTTCCTACAACCGCCGTAACCAGCGGTACCCCCGCCACATTGGTTCAGTCTGGAGACTTGTGCGTGGGAGCCTACACAGGAGGTACCGCCTTCTTCCCCGGCAAGATTGCTCAAGCCGCTGTTTACTCGGCTGTGCTATCGGCGGCTACTATCCTCGCTTCAATTGACCGCCCTCTCAGTGGATCGGAGACTAGCCTAGCCTCGGCCTTCAGCTTCAGTAACTCGATTCTCGACCTCAACACCACTACGCCAAACGATTTGACCGCTAACGGCTCAGCAGTCGCCACCAGCACCGACTCGCCCTTCGGGGGGCAGGCGGATGGTACGATCAGCTCAACTCTTGACTACGCTATCGTTCAAACCGTGACCTTCTCCACCAACACAACCATGATTGTCCAAGTGCCTGAAGGCTGCACCATCCCGTCTACAGGTGGCGTAAGTGCGGTAAGCTACTCTGCCGTGAAGGTGCCTTTCGGGTTCCCCTCACAAAGAACCAAGTGGGATGTTCTATGGTGGTGTGTCTCTGAAATATCGGGTACTACCAGCGCCTCGCCTAGCGTCTATAGCAACTGGACAAACGCCAACTTCAAGATACCTGTTGGTGAATGGGACTTGGGCTTTGTTGCCAACATCGAGGCTCAAACTGCCGCCGCCGCTTTGACCACTGATGTTGGGTTGGGTACCACCAACGCCAGTGTAGTTGCCGGGCTTACCGAGGCTACTTGGGGAGACAACACCAGCGTCACCTTCCGAGCGAAGACGTGGCAGGCACTTGACTCCATTTCACTCGCCGCCGCTACGGTTTACTACTTGAACATGATGGTTGAGGGTGGGGCTTCCAAGACCGCCATTATCCACGGCTCTCGCCAAGCCGCTAGGATGTTCGCTCGAAACGCATACCTGTAACCACTTATGCTAGAATAAGGCCAATAAGGAACCATTATGGCAATCTCGATTCCCGAAAGTATAGCGCACGATATTAGACAGCCTATTTTGGGTGACTCTTTCGGTTGGTCTGGCCTAGAACCTGCCGCCGCTAAGAAGTCCATTGTCATTCATGGTACGGGTTCCGAAGCTCCCCTTGAGGACGGCTTTACCATGGCCGACTATCACGTTAATCACAATGGCTGGGGCGGAATCGGTGTTCACTTCGTAGTGACTGAGGACGGCTACCCCGGCAAACCACAGTTCGGCCTCCCCGCAGGCGCTCACGCTCAGTATGTGGGTGATTTGCTGACGTGGCGGGCAGGAACCCTGAACCAAAATAACGGGCGTGTTCACATCGAGATTAGTGGGTTGATGGAGAACCACCCGCCCACAGCCGCTCAGCTCCGGGCAACTCGTGCAATCATCGACTTTCTACTAGCGCCTAATAACATCCTGCCCTCACTGAATTACTACAGCCAAGTCACTTACCACAACGCCGTTCCGGGCCAGAACACCGCTTGCCCCGGCTGGAGACACCCATCGTTTGCTCAGTGGTTTGCTTACCTACAGGGCGGGGCTTTCCCTGATGCACTGTTTGCACCTCCCGCTCCGGCCCCCGAGCCAACTCCCGTGATCCCAGACACGCCCGTTATACCTGACCCACCAGTACCCACTCCCGGTACGGTTATCCAGCCTACCCCCGAGACACCTGAAGCGTCTGACCTCACTCCGGGCAAGGGGGGTGGGACAGAGATTCCCGTAAACGTAGTGAAGGAATACCAAGCTACTTACCGAGTACAAGCCGGGCAGAAAACTATCAACCGCTCCGATGCGGTAGCAGTAAATGTCCCCGAACTTACGCCCATTGAGAACTCTCGGGCAAGACTTGTAATAGGAGGTGTCGTAGACGTGGCGGGGTACTTCGACTTCCAAGGCCGCACTTACGCCCGAACTGTTTACTCCGAACTCCATGGACTGTGGAACGGTGTCGATACCATCTTCTTCGACCACCCTACAGGTCAGCTTAGCGGCCCTATCGCCGTGAACACCCCGGAAGTAGCGCACCCGGCCCCCGACCCCATTGTTCTGCCTGACCCGACAGCCGTTGCCCCTAACGTCTCGGATCAGCAGATGCAAGAGGCCATGGTACCAGCAGGGCCAAAGCCGACTGTATGGCAGAAGTGGGGTGAGTTTATCGCCGCCGTTATCGCACTATTTATTAAAAAGAGAGGTTCAAAGTAATGTCAGCTCTACTCGCAGTCGCAACCGCTGTGACCGCTACGCCCCTGCCTAGCCCGTCCGTTTCACCCGAAGTTATCATTAAGACCGTTCAGGTAGTGCCGGAGTGGTACAACCAACTGGCCGTGGTACTGAAGCAAGGTGCCGAGCTTGGCTTGCTGGTGATCCCCGGTGTAGTCGCCTCGAAGCTCCATGACTTCGCCAACCCGAAGCTCGGTAATTGGGGCAACGCTCTGTTGCTATTTGGCTACTCAACCGTGTTGGGTCTGCTTGGCCTAGTCGCCATGGGTACACTCGACCTGACCACTGTGGATTGGAAGAATCCTGAAGTAGTCGGTGGAGCCGTCCTGACCGTTCTCGGAGCCGCTAGCGCCCGCTACGCTGCATACAAGGCCCGGACTCAGGACAAGGCTCCGGCTGCTGCCGTAGCACCTGCACAGCCCGTTACAGGTGCCGACTTCTAGGCTATACTAGAGACGGGAAATGTCCTCAAAAAAGCCCACCAGCAACGGTGGGCTTTTTCTGTGAAAACTCGGGCTTAGAAGAATCTGACGATATCGACTGACTTCTTCCAGTTGTAGGCCCGCTCAAGCTCACGCAAGCTGTCCATGGTGGTAGGCTGACGGTGGAGTTCAGCGGCCTCGATGCCAGCAAGCATACGCTTGTGATCGTAGTTCTCGACAGTGCGGAGTACCCGCAAGAAGGCCGAGGCGAACGAGTCATAGTACCAGAATGGTACGGGCAAGCTACTCAGTTTTTCAAGACGGTCTTCCACTTCCTTATCAGAGAGAAGCTTGATCTGGCCGAGACGGGCGGCCTGCTTGAATGACTTCTTGTTGTAGCTCTCGACAGCGTAGGCCAGAACGACACTCGGCCCAATGGGGGAGTAATCATCCAACCACCGCTCGATCTTCTGGTATTCAGGGCGGCCACTACCAGAGTAGGAGTGGATGAAGTCGATGAGCCGCCACGAACGCTGGAGGGCGTTCATAAGCTGGGCTGTGGCGATATCGAGCTTCGGTACTACTTGGTAGGGTACGGCAATCTTGAGGAACTTGGCGGCCTCAAGACGGTGTTGGCCGTCCACTACTTCCATCTGATCGTTGACGAGGATGGGGCGTAGCTCGATCAGCTCAGGGTGTTCACGGAAGCTTGTGACAAGCTCCTGAACGTGGGTGCGAAAGATCGGGCGGTTGTCGTGCAGCATTTTAAACTGCTTATAGTCGGTAGTGTGTTGGGTAGCCGGAGTAGTTATAGTCTTATCAGCAAACATCTTTTTTTATAGAGTCCTTTCGATGATTATGTGTTGTCCGTGTACGACCACAGAGAACTTCTTATTGTCTTTAAACCATGTCCTGATCCGACTTCTAGCAGAGTCAGGGTCTAATTCTTTCGAGTCAAAGATACCTGCTTCGCCAACATTGATACGATCCAAGTAGCCGAGTAATTCCGCATACTTAGTCGGGGCGGTTGGTGTTTCAAGTAATCTCTTTAACTCCTCTGGTGAAAGTGTACGAGCCTTTACCGTATCGTCTCCAACTCGCAAAGGGACGGGTTCTTTGTCCATGCCCGGTATTTCAACAGTGGCAAAGTTGAACGGGTAGTAGTGAGACTGACCACCTTCTTGCACTGTCTTTATACGCATCATGGTACGAAGTTTCGCAATGCGGTTATAGACGGTTGCGATAGGTAGTGTGGAGAGTTCAGATAACTCTTGAGCGGTTATACCCGGCTGAGCCGAGATAGCAATTGCGATATCCTCTACCGTCACATTCGGGTAGCGATTACGCTTTGAGTTTTCGGGGTTCATTTATCTATCTACCTTTTCCGGGGGGGGCGATTACCTGTAGAAACTCTACCCCCGTGAGATTCGCCAAGGTTTCGATCTGACCCTGAGTAATCGTCTTCTTGTTAGTGAGCTGGTACCACAAACTCGCCTGCTTTTCGTCAGCGAGGTAGATCAGCTCATTCCCATAGACACTCTTGATGTAGTATTTAATTGTCATTCCTTGTCCCTGTTAATTGACATTGGTAACGACAAGAACACTAACACACCATTCCTCTTATGTCAAGAGGTCGTGACCGTAAGCTTAATCCCACGGGGCTTTTCCCGGTCATAAGTGAAGGTACGGGTAATGTGGTCGATACTATCATCCACGATCACCACGCCTTTTAAACCGTCTTGCAACGGCTTGAGAGAGGCTTCTATATTGTCGGCATCATGTACCCGTTTATCGCCTACAGAGATGTGATAGTGGAGATGAGCATGTTCAGCAGGAGCGCCTTTATAAGCGTTTCGAGCAAGTATCCACGCCAGTTGCTTCCACTCTTGGCTGGTGGCGTATGTCTTACTCCAATGCTGACCTCGGGTGCGGTTAGGATTTGGGGGTAGACCTTCAAACCAAAGCTCAGCCAATACTATCGACTTTATTGACGTGTCCAAGCCTACACTCGATGCAGCCAAATGACTTCCCCCCGTGTTCTTCCAAATAGTGTAGCAGGGTGGGCCAATCTTTAACTTGCATCAGAAACCATGTGACGGCCTTGCCCGCAATCGCCGCCGCCATCGCTTTAAAGAAGACTCCAAGGATGAAGGCTATGAGTTCATTCATACGATTATTATGGCATAAACTGCTTGCGCTTGTCTCTTTTGACCCACCACGGGTGGCCGAAGTGCCACACGCCCGGCTCATCCGGCTTGGCCGCCTTTAGGCACCTGTACACCTGCATGTTAGGGTCTTCTTCCTGCTCGGCTAGCCAGTCACGGGCTTTGGTTGCCTGACGCTTGGATGGGTAGCAAACCTTATGATCTGCCGGGCATGTCGGGAGGGGTTCGCATATGACCGCCTCCTCCTTCCACCGTAGCCATTGCCATATTTGTAAGCGTCCATGGTGGGTAGTGTCAGTAGTGCTTAGCATAAGCACATTTTAATATAATTGCTGGCTCCAATGACAGGGATCGAACCTGTGACCGTCTCCTTAACAGGGAGTTGCTGCTACCGCTGAGCTACATTGGATTATGGTGATGTGCCTAAGAATCGAACTTAGCGGGGCCGAAGCCTACGGGGTTACAGCCCGCACCCTCTCCATAGGGGTCTATCACACCATATTGGTACCCGACACAAGATTTGCACTTGCACTCCCCGAGGGGAACCCGCTCTTGAGGCGGGCGTGTCTGCTAATTTCACCAATCGGGCTTGGTACTCCGTGGGAGGATCGAACTCCCGTCTGCCGGGGTGAAAACCCGGTATCCTAGGCCACTAGACGAACGGAGCATATTTGGTAGCTCGTGCGGGTTTCGATCCCGCTACTCCACCTTGAGAAAGTGGCGACTTAGCCAGTTGTCGAACGAGCCATATATATAGAACGTATATACAACCTCTATAGGGTATATATATTGGGGCGAGATATGGGGGTCGAACCCATGATAACTCCGTCACAGGGAGCCGTGTTGCCTCTACACTAATCCGGCCATGAACCCGCTTGTTTCAGTGGCACAAACGGTAAAGCCCATGGTACCCCCAGAAGGAGTTGAACCTTCGCTTTCAGGCTTAGAACACCTTCGCCTTCCCAAGTAGGGGCTAAATTGGTAGGGATAGCAGGGGTCGAACCCGCATGAGAATTACCTCGGCTGCTTCTAAGGCAGGTGTGTCTTCCAATTCCACCATATCCCCATATTGGAGGTTCGTACTGGAGTTGAACCAGTGTATGCGGGTTTGCAATCCGCCGCATGGCCGCTTTGCTAACGAACCTTATTTGGAGCCAGTACGAGGAATCGAACCCCGATAATCTCATTACAAGTGAGACGTAATGTTGCTTTCGCACCGTTATACGATACCGGCTTGGTACCCCGTGACGGATTTGAACCGCCGACTCATGGTATGTAACACCACAGCTCTAGCCAGACTGAGCTAACAGGGCTTATTGGTGCAAGTGGAGGGACTCGAACCCTCGGTGCCTGCTTGGAAGGCAGGAAGTTTAGCCGCTAACCAACACTTGCATGATTTAAAAACTGGTACCCGCTGAGGGATTCAAACCCCCGACGACTCGGTTCCGAAGACCGACGCTCTATTCACTGAGCTAAGCGGGCATAATTGGCGCTGACTACGGGGTTCAAACCCGTGACCTTCACACTGACAATGTGTTGCTCTGTCACTGAGCTAAGCCAGCAAATCTTTGGCGGAAGCTGGAGGGAACGATCCCCCACGGGTGTTACCCCATCACGGTTTTCAAGACCGATAAGTACGCCAGCCTTACGAGCTTCCATTTGGCGGAAGAACTAGGAATTGCACCTAGGCAACCTTGCGGTTGTACTCCTTAGCGGGGAGCTGCATTACTGCTCTGCCATTCTTCCTTGGCTGTCCGGGTAGGAGTCGAACCTACAAGCACCTGTTTCAAAGACAAGCCGCTGTACCAATTTGCGTACCAGACATTATTTGGCTGTCTCGTGAGGGATCGAACCTCAGTCTCCTGAGCCAGAATCAGGCGTCACTACCGCTAGACTACAAGACATTATGGAGGGCTTGGCGGGGCATGATCCCGCAACATACCGCTTAAGAGGCGGTTGCTCTACCAATTGAGCTACAAGCCCGTGATGTGGCTGTGAGGTTTAAGTGTAGGCTTTGTGCTATAGTCACGCACCCACTCCATCCCATTCTCGTTTAACTTCCGGCCACAAGATTTTAATTTACTTTGGAGGGCCATCCGAGACTCGAACTCGGAACGTGGAGCTTAAAAGGCACCTGCTCTGCCAAATTGAGCTAATGGCCCATGGTGGAGAATGAGAGATTTGAACTCTCGACCTTCTTCTTGCAAGGAAGCTGCTCTTGTCCGGGCTGAGCTAATTCCCCATGGTAGCGGTTACGGGATTTGCACCCGTGATCTTCACCTTATGAGGGTGCTGAGATAACTACTTCTCCAAACCGCATTATCTGGTACTCGTCCGTGGTGCTGGCCCACGCCCTCCACAATATAAGTGTGGCGCTCTCGCTGGTGAGCTATACGAGCTTGGTCAGTGTAGAAGGACTCGAACCTTCGGTATCTTGCTCCCAAAGCAAGCGCCATAGCCGCTAGGCGATACACTGTTAAATTGGTACTCGATCAAGGAATTGAACCTCAGTTTCTTCGATATCAGCGAAGCGCTCTAACCATTGAGCTAATCGAGCATATTGGTGGCTCTAGTCGGTAACGCTCCGACCTCCCCTGTACTTCAAGCAGGTGCTTTCACTATGTAAGCTACTGAGCCAAATGGCGGGATGTTAAGGAGTCGAACCCTATCTTGCAGTTTTGGAGGCTGCTACGCTCCACAGCGTACTTCCCATAAAAAAGCCCGGTGGGTACCGGGTAGCGTGTGTGAACTTAAGCTTTTTGCTAAGCTGCCATGCTACCCATTCTCACTTCCCTTTTCAAAATACGATTTCACACACCACATATCGACACGGCCCGTGGCGAGTTGCTGGGTGGGGAGAATGGTATTTAGCTGATGTATTGAATGGGACATGGTTCCACCATAGCAAACTTTAGGCTTAAGTCAAATAAAAAAGACGAACCGCCTCAGTCGTTGCAACTGTGAGGCGGTTCTCCTGCCGAGGGACTTTGTATACCCCCAAGTCTATGTTGGCTATGTTATAGCGCTTTCAACAACCTAATCGTGTAACCCAAGGTGAAGTTACGCACCCTCCGATTAGTACCTTAGCCCGCCAACAATGGGCGTATTCAGTCAGACAGTTTCCGCACTATAAGCTATTTACGCCTTAGTAGCAAGCCGCTTACGGATTTTTGACATAAGCGTTTCGTGTCTTGGGTCAATCGTCTCTAGGTAGTCTTGCTCTGTCGGGCCAGTGTATTTCGATTTATTCACTCCCCGGCGACTCGCCATGCCCCCCTTGCGGCCAGCTTCAGAAGCTAGCTCACGGTTGACGGCGAACCCACCACCTCGGCTGATTTTGCCTCCCTTACGCCCAATTTGGGTGTAGAAAGTTAGCCCGTAGCGCATCTTGTTGGTAGCAGCAGCCTTGCGGCCCCCCGCTTGAGTTCCGGCCATATTCTTCGATCCTTGTTTATACCCTCCATTATAGACATTAGCGGAATAGGATACAACTGCCGAAGCGATTGTAAGCCGGACACTGCCACTCCACATTGGTAACGCTCATCCGAAGCTCTGGGTGCGCCCCTCGTGACTTGATGTGGCCCACGTCTAGCGGCCACGTCTGCCCGCACCCCTTGGCGCAAGTGCGTGGCCCGTGAGCATCCAGATAGGGAATGGCAACGGTCTTCTTCCATTGCTCGTACTCCACCGTTCGCTTACCCACCCGCTTCATGCGCTTGGGGACTTTGATCCGCTTCTCCGGCTTGGGTATCACCCGTTAGACCACTTTATCGCAATCTGAATCATTAGGATTATGCAGGCGAAAATCATAGCGAGAATAAATGCCGTGGAGAGCTTTATCACACTTCTTCACGCCGGATGGTTCGGCACTGAAGGCATCTCAGGAACTCGAATAGCTCTCCCTCGACTTCTTTGGTGCCTAGGGATTCTTCGTGTTTATGCGGGCAATTGAGTATCATTCTTCCTCCGGGGCGAGTATGGCTACGGCGGCGGGCCAAGTAGTGAACTGCATCCCTTTATCGTCTAAGTATATATCGGCATTGGGCTTTATCTCTGTCACGCCGCTGACCTCGATCCCGTAGTACTCGCACCAATCAAGGATGTGCTGAGGGCTACCCCCACGCACCGTATGGATGATAATCTCGTGTCCGGCATCCTGAAGGGCTTCAATGCCTTCCACAGCGCCGGGCATCGGCGGCCCCATGCGGCGGCCCTTCACGGGGTTCTTGTAGTCGTGGAGCGTACCATCAAAATCAACAGCGATTATCATTCCAGCTCCTCTTTCAGCCGGATTTTGGTGGTGTTTGGATCGAAGCCTGCATCGGTAAGCTTATCGTCAGCCTCGCCCACAGTAAGGAGGGTGACTGGTTTTACCCATACCCGCCCGCCTTTGATCTCCATCACCCGGTATTCATTGCGGCTACCCTCATAGTCGAACACCATCACCTGATGCTTCTTTAGCTTCTTAATACCCTCGGGCGTGAGAATATCAGTTATCTCTTGCCACTCGCTCGGCTTGCTCATTCTTCATGCTCCCTTACAAAATTAGGTACTTCATTGCAAACAGCTTTGTGACCTGCCAACGCATCTTCAAGGGTACTATATCGCTCGGTCAGTTCATCGAGCGGGCGACTCGGGCTATCGGGGTCGTTCCCTTCAAACACCATCGTTTCAAAGATGTGCGGTAGATTAGTGCCAAACATGGCCCCGTGATCCATGCCTAGCCAAACAGTCGATACGAGGTAGGTCTTTGGCCCGATCATCACCTCATCACGAGCTACCCGCTGATACGCCCGATCCTCGAACTTCTTGGCCCAATCCAGTAGCGCCAAGGGCGTACCGTCTTTGTCGTAATACATGGGCCTGCCATTGAAGCTGGATAGTTCTTCGAGTTTACTTTTCTTCGCCACACTTGCCACACTTTCCGTGAATGGTTTTGGTCATGCAGTAGCAGGATTTGCAAAGGCTAATTCCCTCGATTTCGGGGGAATTAAAACGCTCCTCAAGCTCATCCGCTAAGGCATCATCACCGTGAACTTTGATGTTGTCGCCCAATGGAGACTCGGCCCGCATCTTGCGGCACCAGTCGGCAAAGCTCATACCCTTGGGGCAATAGGCTTTGATGTTCCACTGCTCGTTGTACTTCTCGATGGTCTTCATGTAGCGCTCGGCACAGCATGGCCCCACCCCATACGAGCCAAAGAGATACCCGCCGCTCCGGGGATCGGTGGTGAGGTCAGTGGAGTCGATATCGCACAGCACCATTCCGCCTAGAGGGATCACCCGCTCACTCATTTGGCACCTCAATACTCGTGGCCCCATCTGGTTTAACCATCTCAACTATTTCCATCTGGCTGAACCGAAGAAGCTTAATCTCCTTGCCCTGCTCATTGGCTAACGCCTGAGCAAATGGGCGCAAGCTCTTGATCCGGGGCAGATCAGCTCCCATCAAGGGGTACACGTTACCCGCCACCGTCATAGCCGGAACGCCCTCGTCATTCTCGTCTTTGTCGGCCATTACATAGGCGTAGAGTTCAGTAACTTTAGGCATCGTTCTTCCTTCCTAGAATGAGGCGGTTGAGTATAGCCATTATCCAAATCCCGAACGTCATACCACTTGCAAACAGAGGGACAGGGTTCCCAAATCTCCAGTACATCAGAAGGTCGATGATGATAAAAAACCACATGAAAATGTTGTAGGCTACGAAGTTCACTCTACCCCCTCACCGAAGGGTTTCTTGCACCAATGGCACCATTTGTGGTCATAGTCGCCTGCGCTCCAGCTTACGATGTACCCTATCGGGCAATACACAAACTTCTCCCCGGTAGATAGCTCTCCCCGGAAGTGCTTCTCCAGCATTGGCTCACCGTGGCCCATAGGGATACGGGGGCGAGTGCCGTATTGTTCCTCAACCTCTTGGAGTCGGTTCACTTGATTGCCTCAGCAGTGCATTTGGGGCAAAGGTCGTAGCCCGGCTCGGGCATAGTCCAGCCGATTAGTTGAAACAAGTCACGGACTCCTTGAAAGTTTTCGCTAAGGTACAACTCTGCATCCTTAACGGTCATTTCGCTGGTATCAAGGTCGCCCGGCAACTCGGATAAATCGCCAATGTACCCGCACTTGTTGCATTTAATGAGTCTAATCATCTACTTCTTCTTGGGTAACGGGTTAATCTTCTTGTCGGCAAAGTTCACTTGCGGCCTTTCGGCCTCAACATCCTCGCCACCCTCCAGTGGGGGAATGAATTGCCCCAACTGCTGAACCATACTTCTACGATTGTTTTTGGCATGGAGCCGAAGGCGCTCCAAATCCCCTGTGTCTATGCGTGTCATTGTAAACTTTGTCATACTACTATGTTATCACAAAGATATCACCATGCTAGCATAAAATTAGCTCTTATGAAAGTAAAACCCCTACAGATTGCGGGGGTCTAACTCTGGTTTGCCGAAGTACTTGTCGGCGGTATGTTCGAGCTGGGAGCGCCGCTTCTCAACGGCTCTCGGGTCTATGCGAACGGGTTTCCCAGCAACCAACTCCACCAACTGAGCGGCTTCTTGGATGGTGGTTATTCTCTTACGCATGGAAGTTGCCGATGAGCCACAGCAGAATG